TACTACCCAGGCTTTATCTATACCAGCCATACGTCTTTTAATTATAACATACCTAGGTGGGATTTCATCTAAGCCTCTAGCCTTAGCATAATTCTCTGCTTCGACTGTGGCTTCTGCCCAGAACTTAGGTAAGTCAATCTTCTTTGTTGCTTTTAATTCAAAGATATAAGTTTGTCCAGCAACCATAGCAACTATGTCGCCTTCATCTTTAGCACCTGCTTTAGTTAAGCGTTCAGCAAATACTTTCTTAGACCTTAACCATTTCATTACTGAAGTTTCAAAGGTCGCACCCTTGCGTTTACCATAACTACTCACGCCATGCCACCTTAGGATACTTAGCAAAGTTAATGAAGAAGAATAAGAAGTCGAGTCTAGTAACCCAAGCAGTAACTGTTGCCACTTCTTCTTCCGCCCATTCTATAATAGGATATCTTTCAAACCCTATACCAAAACAATACCTAGTGTTTAACGAAACAGTTACTGTATATCTTCCGATATCTTTTTGCATTAGTGATTCTCTGGGATATCGTCAACGAACATATACTCAGGGTTAAAGGCAATCCATGTCATGAGGCCTCCTCCTGCGTCTGCTTTTCCGTATCTGTTTTTAACTGGCGCGACACCCATTGAGGTCCCAACAACTCCGAGAGTGCAGATGAGAGCAGGTAGTTGTGCAACCTTGCCCTGAATAGCACTTCGCGGTTGACACGGAGAACCTGTAACTGCTTCACTAGTATGATGAAGCACAACAACAGCAGCATTAGTTGCACGAGCAAGATACTTTAACTCCTTCATGATGGCTCGCATAGAAGCGAACTCTTCACCACCATCGGTGGCTACGTCCATTAAATTATCTACTACAATTAGAACTGGTGGGCAACCCCATAGTTCCTCAAATGCCTGCACTTCTTCATCAATATCTTGAAGTGTTGGTGCAGATTCAAATGACCAAACAATATGATTACTCTTTGAGAGAGTAGCCTTAGTCCAACCTACATCAGATGATAACATTCCTTCTACATCTGACTGACTCTTACCCGAAATCATAGATGCTAATCGCATAGCCATCGTATGAGCGTTAGTATCTGCCGATATATACAACGTCGGCACTTTCATTTTAAGTGCTAATGCTAATGCTAAAGTTGATTTACCCACACCTGGCGCTGCTGCGAACATCGAAACTTCGGAACGACGGACAATGATTTTATTGGAATCGAACGCCTTAAAGCAGGAAGGTAAAGGTTCCCCTCCGATACTGGCACGACCAACTGAGCGGACAAGTGTACGCATCCTGGTTCCTTTCTATCTTGAAAGAAGAGTCGCAACCAAAATGCAACTGGTGTAATTCGGCTACGACTCTTCCTCATTATTTAATTGTTAGTTAACTGGTTTGCATTGGTCAGGTGTGCCTTGTGGTGAAGGACACGCCCAGAATGCATAAGGCTTTCCGCTTGCTTTGCTAATTCCTTCTCGCCAAATACGAGCACCATGCTTACATACTGGTGACGCTGTACCTGATGCTGGCAACACCTGGGTTGGAGGCGAGGAGGCTAAGGGCTTTGTGCCGATAGTGGAACTCGTGGTCGATAAAGGGGCTAGTGTATAAGCACCTACTACCTTCTGTTGCACAGAGGAGATTTGTGTAGAGTAATCGCCAATGCCTTCTAACAGCACAGACAATTCATCTGCCGTGTTTGCACGGATGTTTATCATATCACCTGTTGGTGTCTTGTAGGAAACTTGTAGTTTCCAGTCTTCATTTGCCATGTTTCTCATTTCTTAGAAGAGAACTGACAATACTCTGTCAGTCCACATCTATTGCAGTTGTTTGTATTTGGTATAAAAATTCCAGCCTTACGTGCTTTGTCAAATCCACTAACAAGATACTCTAACTTCTCATCTGTGTATCCAGTTAAATCTATGAGTGGAGTAGTTCCTTCTTGTCTTGCCATCCAGTAGGCTCCGTACTTAACATCTACCCCTAGAACTTGTTTAAGTCCTAGGCGGTAGAAGCCAAGTTGTAGCGTGCTGAAAGGGGTTTGCTGTGAAGTCTTTAGGTCAACCACGACTAATTCACCATCAACTTCAAAGACTCTATCGATAACCATCTTAACAGGTATATCGGCAAAGGTAGGTGTCAAACCCAATTCAACGGCAGGTGCGCCTTCTGGTGTGTGCCAGATTTTCCAGTTGTGATTAGCAATACGCCAATCGATATATGATTGAACCCATTCAGGTCCAGTCTTTTGCCAAAAATCTACGTTCTCTTTATTAGGGAATGCTTTGGTAGCACGACCACCAACCCTAGCGAAGGTTAAATCTTTACCATCTGATTCCTTTGCCCATGCTTTATCCCAGTAGTTCTGTGCTAGTAACATTATAGGTTCTCCAAATCCCAAGCCTCAGTTGCTGAGTGAAAGGCGGAGCCACCCACAGACCACACCGAAGGTTCTTCGGGTAGTTGAAGTAATCGACCTAGGTAATACTGATACCCACAGTCAATGAATGTTGTAAACGCTGAGTATGATATATGCTCAGGTAATGTGTATCCTTGCAGTTCAATTGCCATAGGTATATTATATATCAATCAGGTAAATCTGTCAACTATAAAATATACTTGACATCTATCTTTGTTAGGTGTATAATTAAATACATAAGATAATATATATAAGACCCCTCTGGGGTCTATTATAATATATATATAATATATACAATAGGATATAATGAGTAAACTATCTGACTTTGATTTAGACTTATCGGTAGGACAGGCTGGCGAAAGACTGGTCGAAGGGTTACTGACTGGTAACAAAACAATAGAAGTCAAGACTGATTTAAAGTGGAAGAACACAAACAACATCTATATAGAAACCGAGTGTTGGTCTCACAATAACCAGTCTTGGTATGCCTCAGGTCTATCTGCAACGAAGGCTGAATACTGGGCATTTGTATTAGAGGGTGTGGTACTTATTGTACCTACCTCAGTATTGCGCAGAGCGGTTGAGTTGTATGGGGAAGAGATAACCTGTGACATAGAACCAAACCCAAGCAAAGGGTATCTTGTACAACCAGGATATGTGCTCTGGGTCACAAAAGAGTTGGCTAAGTAGCGAGGGGAAGGCTACCTAGAAAACACAAAAGACCCCCCTTCCAAAGGTGATTACCTAAGGTCGGGGGGTTTCGTGTCTCTAAAGGCCGTTTAAAGCCGTTTAAAAGGTATTACTTGGAGCCTACTCCAAAATCTGATTCAGCCTTGTCTGCCCATTTAACCAATGGACCGAACACAGCGCCGATTGCAATGGCGTACTGTGGTGCTAGGTCGGCTGCCAATGCCAATCCTAAAGTGATTGCTGAAGCAAGGACTGCTCGCAGGTAAGACTTAAATGCTGCCTTTTGCTTTGCTGATAACTTGAACTTCTTCATTTGCTCTCTTTCTTTTTTGGGAGTGGCTTTAGTTTTAAGGCCATAGCCCTGGCCTGGTCTACCGTATTGTATACGGGTCTATCCATCCAAGAGAACCAAGGAGATGTATCCTTAGCATGCTTCTCTTCAACGGAAATATGTATATGTTTTGTATGTGGGTTGGAACCAGTATAGTTTCTGTTACCCTCACCACTTCTATCTCTAGACCAAATCTTTTTATTGAATATTAAATATTTAACACGCTTGTCTGCTTTTATATTTTCAAATATCTCTTCGCAGTCTATACCATTTTTTGGGTCATGGGTGAGGTCTACTGCTAGCCCAGTATTGTGGTCCGAAGTTGGACTCGCCTTCAGATGAGCAGCAGATGGTAGAAGACCATCGCTTGCTTTCTTGCGCTTCGGTCTTAATGCCGTCGCTTGGCGCAGCACAGCAATTGCAGCAGGTGTGGCTTTCTTGGCAACAGTTGTCATTTACTTTTTCCTTATCCATACTTGCCATCCCTTACGTAGGATTTCGATTTCATCTTTGTGTTTGTTTAGCCAAGCATCTATTGCTGGCTTAGGGTTCTTATCTGTACCGTCTGGGTGGTCCCACTCATAGTCATCAAACGCCATGATACCCTTTGGCTTTAACAAATCCCAGGATAAATCAGCATCTAATGTTACCGATTCAGGTAGGTGGTCACCATCAATATAGATAAAATCATACTTGAGTTCTCTGTGGTTCTTTAACCAGTCACCACTAAATGCTTTATGTGCTTGAACTTTCTTGCCATAAGAAGCAGTCTGTTCCTTGTAGGCTTCCTGTATATCATCCCAGTCATAGATTGATTCATGCTGTAGGTTACCACACCAAGGGTCTATGTCTACCAGTAATGATGATGGGTCAGTAAGTATATTCTCTAGTAGCCAAGCAGATGCGTTGCCAGTAAAGACACCTATCTGTAGGAACTTAAGATTCTTCTTACCTTTAAACTCTGCTAGTCCTGATTCAAAGTCAGCAACTGTAGCATTATCGTAGAACCATTTAGGAAATTTGTCCGCTTTCACTTATTCTTTTTTTCAGCAAGTGACCTTTCATAGGCTCTTTGTCGCCATAGGTCCGCATCTCGTTTGGCTTCTTTCTTTCTTTGTTTTGATGCTTCTGATTCTTGAGGCTTAATAGTTTTAGGCTTTATGTTACCACTGCCAGTATACATTCCACCTTGAGGCTTGTAAACTATACCAACATTTTCTCCACCAGGGTTATATATGCCGCCACTTGTTCTTGGTTTTGGTCTTCCTATTGCCATTTTATTTCTCCCTTGTTTTTACTTAGCGATTAGTTGTTTAACTAGGTCGGTTAGTAACTCAACCTTCTCGTCCAATTGATTGACCTTATCCCTTAAACTGGACCCTCCATTGGGTTTAAGTTCATTAAGATAATGTTTAACCATCCATCTAATAGATGTCGCTAGTGCTCCTATTAAAGTGGTTACGGCTACGGCTAGTCCAGCCCAATCAGTTGGTGTCATCATGATTCCCTATACGGTTCTAATGGTTACCTCAAGGATACCACCGAAGCCACTGAAGCCTCTGTCTGGTGGAGTTCCACGAGTAAACGATACTTGTTCAATTACAATCTGGCGAGATTCACCAGTTGTGAAGTCTTGTAGTGTAACTACATCTCCACTCTTTTCTATATTCTCAAGTGCTTGAATTCTAGCAAATGCTCTTCCTTCATATCCGACTTGAACATTGTATCTATCTGTTTCGACATCAAAGCAATACAGTGGGAACTGCATGATTTGCTGACGAGGCGTAGCGATAGTAGCCTTTGCTTGGTATCCCTTAAATGTAGGACCCAAAGATGTGGTTGTAGCATCTCGTCCAAAGATAAACTTATATGCTACATATTCTATCCAAAGCAAGACTGCCATAGGAGAAGTCACCACGACCAAGGAGGCGCTTAAAGTTCTTTGGCTCTAGTGTGCCGTACCGAATAAACCCTGTGGTTAGATATCCAGTAGGACGCAGAGTAGATTCAGATTCTATATTGATAGAACCCACCTTATTGACTAGTGCTAGACTAGAAGATACTGCTGTAGACGCTACGTTAGAAGCAGTCTTAGCATAGGTAAATGTAGTTGTAGTAGGTACAGTAGCAATTGTATACTTACCATTAAAGGTAGCATCAACACCCTCTACCCATACCTCATCGCCTACTGCAAGACCATGTACTGCAGAGGTAGTAAGAGTTGCTACGTTAGAGGTTAATGCTTTGTTGGTAATTGTGCCAGCGTTGTTGGCTGTAGTACAGAATATAAGTCTATTTAAATCACCAGCAAAAGCGCATGATGTAGTTCTATATCCAGTTATATCATCAACATACAAATCATTTGCGTATGCAAACCGTAATGTTTCTATTTCATTTCCTAGGTCAATACGGATAACGCCAGGATTTCCAGCAACGCCAGTAGCGCACCAGACGAATTTGTCTCGTGCGGCAAAGTCATAACACGGCTGAGTAGTCTCTACAATTAGTGGACCATAGTTAATGGAGCCGTCAGTATCTGAGACAACTGCCGCACGGATTCCCTTATTTGTCCCAATCATCATGTATCCAAGATAGTAATATATCTTGTGGATGATTTCTCCTACAGGCATCTCTGCTGATACAACAGCGGATGTAAGTGTAGGCATCGTGCCAGATGTGCTTAATGTAAATTTAAAAATAAATGATTGAATGCCGCTATAGGCAGCAACGTAGATAGATGAACCAGATGATGATATTGAAGAAAAGACTATATCGGAATCGCCATGAGTATACAAGGCTGTTGGTAGGGATGACGCTGTTGTTGGGAATTCAAAAATTTTATTATTGATAGCCATAACAATACGGTCTTTAACATATTCCATTGTACCTTTAGATACTACAAGAGAACTGCTATTAAATAGTAAGGTGGCTGAAGTGGATGAATCACCAGTCAAAGGTTTCTTATATACGGCAGTCTTATCAACACCTGAATCAAGAATGCGTGTTACCCAATAAGCATTAACGCCATCGTCACAGATAGCAAACACAGGGTAATCAGTACCTGCTGCGTTATCTATGAAGTGAGTTTCTGTTCCGTCTACTGCAATCTTGTCAACATCATACTCATCATGTAGCAATACACCGTTAGTCCCACCCCATTGGATAGAACGTAGTTGTTGGAATGGACGTTTGTTAGATTCAATATCGCCAGTTGTGTAGTGGGAAGTAGATGTATTCTTAAGCATTGTGACTTGTCCCTTAGTCCATACATCGACACCCTTGCTATCAGTAAATCTGTGTGCTACAGTTTCACCAGCAGATGGGTCATAGAACTTAATACCTGCTCCGCCATGAAAAGAAGATTGAGAACGAATCCACCAACCAGTAAGTGATTGCTCACCTGGTTCTGAACCATTATCAAATTGGTCCTTACGAAATGGTGCTGTCTGTCGACGGTAAGGTCGAGCATCTGATATAGCATAGAAAAATGGTAAGCCACCAACAGCAATGTCATATGCCTCTGCAGTGTTCTGCCATGTAGCAGAAGACGATACAATACCTAAGTCAACCGCAATCGCTCTACTAGAACGACCTTCGGTAATATCACGACCAGCCACGTTACTCCTTAATTACTCGATTGGTTCTTTGAGTTCCAATATAAAGCGTATAAATCCATATCCCATGCAGTTGTTTTCATGTGCTTTGCAATAGCACCTGTATGTGCATACAATGGGATTTCTGCTGCAGAACATTTGCGGAAGAACGATATGTCTTCGCCGATGAATTCTTCGCCAACACTGTTGTCCTCAGCAAACATGAAATGTTTGTCGCCATACATAGCACGAAGTTTTTCTACTACACTTTTATGTATAAGCACTAGTCCCATACCAGCACAGTCAATTTTAATTACAGAATCTTTAGGTAGTGGGTGATGATACTTGACTGTATGCTTATCAACATTATCAAATATTACTGGCATTGGTATAGGCAAAGAGCCATCTGAATCTTTAGCAATAAAGTATATGCCAGAGACCATAGGTTTATCTTTAGAATCTGCCGTATCATATAGTTTATTCCAGATATCTGCGGTCAATACTACATCTGAATCAACCCACAATAACCAGTCGGTTTTGATGTTATCATACCATGTGTCTAAAAGAACTTGACGCTGCCTAGCAATTTGGTTTCCCTTAACCCTAATGCTATTGTTTATTAATTTTTGACTGCTAAGTCCATAGAATATTGCGGACATTAAACCTTCAGTAAATGCACCATCAGTTATTCCGTTGTCACACCAACCAATTGATACTGTTTCATTTTTTTTAATCATATAGTCCCCTTTATGTTTAATTAGTTGAGCAGTTTGGATACATGCTCAGGTATAATTAATTTGCAGTTATTCTGCAATCATAATCCACTCTTGGTTAGGCTCAAACCATCCCCAAAGATTTGTTTCGTTTGGTTTAGGTACTGGTGCTTCCCAATCATACTTTGTTGTGTTTAATATCCAACTTCCATAAGGTTGAGGAGGAATAAACGCATTTAGTTCTTCATCATATTTGTATCCAGGTCCAGCATAGTTTCCTCTATATGGTGTACCACCAAATTGATGAACGCCATTTCTTGTATTGTAAGATGTGCGCTTACACTTTAACCCACGAAAATCTCCGTAGTATTTTTCCCAATCAATGACATCTTCGTTTTCATCTCTGCCTGTAATTACTTCAACTACAGTATTCATTTCATCTAAAAATGCATAGTGTGCCATTATACTGTCACCGTTCCTGTTCCTGCTGTAAATGTATAAACTCTATATCCGCTTCTTGCGGCGGTGCTTACTGTATAAGTAAGTCCTGCGCCAATAGATGTAATTGCTGGATACGAATCTGGGTATGCAAGAACTACAATGCCAGACCCACCAGCCCAACCATCGCTGTTAGCGGTATACGAAGACCCACCACCACCACCGCCTGTGTTAGCAGTTCCATTTGCTCCACTACCGCCACCGCCTGCGCCTGCTGCACCTAAGGATGCACCACCATTAGTACGAGCACCTCCACCACCACCACCTGCATAGGTAACAGAACTTCCAGTAATAGAGTAAGCAACACCTGCACCACCTGCGCCTGCTTGGGATGTACTTACCGCATTTTCACCAGCAGCACTTGCACCACCGCCACCGCCTGAAACATTTGTTGCAGCAGTTGTTGCGAGTGTATTATCTCCACCTTTATATCCTTCTACAGGAGAGTATCCACCCTGGTTTCCAGCACCACCTACTTTGGTAGTTGCAGCATCACGCCAAGGCGCACCTCCACCAGAACCGCCAGGAGCGCCATCTCTATCTGCTGTATCAACCTGAGTGCCGCCGCTTCCTCCGCCAGTAGCAGATAAAACTCCAAACTGAGAAGGTCCACCTTTAAATGTTGTTGAGTTTTTAACAGCAGAGCCAGCACCTACGGTAACTGTAAGTGAAGAGCCGATACTGAGGTCATATGATGTTGTATAACGAACACCACCTGCACCTCCTCCGCCACCAATAATGCTTCCACCATTTCCGCCACCTGCAACAACAAGAACTTCTGCAGCAAAAGGAACAGTAACTGAAGTCGAAGCAGTGCTATCCAATCCAGTTCCGTTGCCATTAGTAGCCTTAACTTTAAATGTGTATGTTTGTCCTGCTGTTAAACCAGTGACACCGACACTTGTACTTGATGTTGTTGTTGTTGTTTGAGCAGTAGCACCAATATAAG